CAGGCGATAAACTTGGCCTATCATCAATCACTAGTAATCTGATTGCAGCTAACGCTATAACTACAGCAGCGATTGCAGATGGTTCAATCAATACATCCGAACTAGCATCAGGAGCTGTAACAGGTGATAAACTTGGAACAGGCTCAGTTACCTCCAATAGTTTTGCACCAACAGTCACAACAGGTAATGTTAACCTATCTGGTGCAACTAGTTTTCTCAGTACAGTATTTGAAACAGCCAATGTGACTACCTTGATGGGTGCTAATACAACTATTAATGTGGCACAACCACTTATAGTATTTACTGCTAACTCATCTGCAAACAGTACAATTAACTTTACAGGTCTTGCTGGTATGCCAGTAGGTAATACTGCATCGTTTACTATTATTAATCCAAATAGTGCTAATGGAAAATATATTAACGTATATCAAGTTGATGGTAGTGCAACAATCGTAAAATGGGCAGGAGGTGCACCACTTGGCGGTACATCAGCCAACACGGACATATATTCATTCAGTATTATTAAAACCTCTGCAACACCAACTTACAATGTGTTTGCATCTGTACAGAGTTTCTTTTAATTATGCCTTTATTTCGAAAATTAGTTAGTGTTCCCAAAGCAGCTAGTGTTGGTAAGAGGAAAGAAAGAGCAGCTTTTGTTGCACCTCCGGGCCAAGATTCTTACACAACGGCAGGTAATTACTCTTGGGTTGCACCAGCTGGGGTAACCTCTGTCTCTGTTGTTACTGTTGGAGGTGGTGGTGGATCCGGAAAAGGAAATGCCAGTGGTGTTCCTGGTGGCGGCGGAGGCGGTGGCCTTGGATATCGTAATAACATTACTGTTGTTCCCGGTGTTTCGTATGCAGTAGTTGTTGGCGTTGGTGGTCCTGGATCAACAACTACTGCTACCTCCGGTACTGCTGGTGGTGCCTCTTCGTTTGTAGCAGGAACCACCACATCAGGTTCTGGTGGTAATCCGGGCACGTATGTTTTTGGAACCACTGGCGTCGGTGGATCGGGTGGTTCATATGCCGGTGATGGCGGTGGTAATGGTGGTGCTGGTGCATCTTCTAGCGGCGCCAATGGCGGAGGTGGCGGTGGTGCCGGAGGGTATTCTGGCAATGGTGGTACAGCTGCTCCTGATGCTAGTGTCGCTGGAGGTAATGGCGTCGGTGGTGGCGGAGGAGGCGGCGGCGGCGGGGCCAATGGCGTTGCTTGCGAAAACTCAACGAATGGAGGCGGTGGCGCTGGCGGCGGTGTGGGCTTATTAGGCGAAGGCTCAAATGGTGCTGGAGGCGCTATAGCTGTATATGGCGAAGGTGGTTTTGGTGGAGGAGGCGGCTCAAGCGGTGCTGCAGGTGGCACCACCAACCCCAGTAGCTATGGGTTTTCCAGTGGCGGGTTGCGTGGTGGAGGGGGTGGTGCTGGTACTAAGGGTTCTGGAACTTTTGCTAATGGGGGGTCTGGAGGTGCTGGCGCAGTCCGTATCATCTGGCCCGGCACAACTCGCACATTCCCTTCAACACGCACGGCGAATGAATAATAAATAATTGATTAATTAGTTAGTTAGGATAAAAAATATGAATCTTTATATTGAAACTGAAAACAGCACAATTAAAAATCACCCTGCTTTTGAGAACAACCTAATCCAAGCATTTGGTTCAGTCCCTGCACACTGGGAGACATTCATTCGTGTTGAGCGCCCTATTTTGGGCGTATATGAGTTGATGACCGCAGAAGAACCTACTTACGAAAAAGTAGATGGTGTTTGGACTGATGTGTGGCATAAACGTGACATGACTGCGGAAGAAAAGACTGCTAAACAACAGGATGTTATTACTGCGTTTAATGACCGTGACCAAGCATCTAATTGGTCAGCATGGACTTTAGATGAGGCCACTTGCACAATGCAACCTCCAATCCCACGGCCTGAACCTGTAGAAGGTAAAATTGTTTTCTGGTGCGGCGCAGATGCCAACTGGAAAGAAACTCCGGCTCGTCCAGAAGGCGAGTACAAGTTTGATTTCTTTGCATGGGATTGGGTTGCAGCATGAGCAAAGTAGCCAAAAAACAAAAAGTCTGCAAAGCCGCTGAATCAGTAGCTCAAGTTGTTCTTCAAACACAACTTCAAGTTGCATACCATTTTCCGTGCCCAATTTACATCATTGAGCGACCTGATTTCTTAGAAGCAGTAAACGCTATTTCTGAAGAAGCCTTGGAAGTCCAGCGCAAAGAACGTGATCTCAATGAAATCTACCCTGTATACATGACAGGCAATTATTTTGGCGACTCACGCATGGCGGAGTTTTCTGAGTTTGTTGGCGCTACAGCTTGGAACATTCTTAATGAACAAGGTTACGCCATGCAAAACAAAGCTGTGCAGTTTACAGAAATGTGGACGCAAGAACACCACAAACACTCTGCAATGGATGCTCACGTTCATGGCTTTGGCTCACAAATCACAGGATTTTATTTTCTTGAAACTCCAGAAAACTGTTCTCACGTTGTTTTCCATGACCCCCGTTCAGGCAAAGTTCAAATTGATTTGCCTGAGCAAGACATGAACATGGCAACTCCTGCCAGTAAGATGATTAACTTTACGCCAAAACCCGGCATGATGATCTTTGCTAATTCATGGTTGTCTCATTCGTTTACACGCCATGCGGCAGAACTACCAATTAAGTTTGTGCATTTCAACTTGACCGTGATTCAACAACCGCAGGCCTGCGCTATGCCACCAGCCGCAGAAATTATATGAACACATATAAAATTCGGTTCAATAAGTCGAGAGGTCAAGCTGGTCGAGGCTCAATGGATCATGTCTGGCGTGTTTTTGAAAACGGCAAAGAATTTTTGTTTAAGAATTTAGACATTACCGTTCCTGTTAAGAGCGAAAAAGATGCTAATGGAGTTGACTACAATATCACTTGCCAAGGTTACATGACAATGGATCGAGACACCTCTACAGCAGTCATCACATCCACGGTCAAGGAACTAGAGCCAGCATGATGTGTGATTGAGCTAAACAACCATAACACATACATCATAATCCAAACTCCCAGTTTGACTAAATAGAGTAAATAACCAATAAAATAATAAAAATATGGCACTCTCAAAAATCACAGCAGATAGTATTACATCAAATGTAATTACTTCAGCACTCATTGCTGATGGTCAAATTACCTTTGCTGATATCGCAAACAACTCAATCACTGGTGATAAATTAGCATCAGGTGTAACTTTAACTAATCCTGTAGCATCTATTGCTAATGGAACTGTGTATACAACTTCTTCCGTTGGTAATATTCTTACTGTGCAGAACACAACTGCAAATGGTTACGCTGGCATTCAATTCCTTAGTGAACCTTCCGTAGGAAACGCAGGTCAGGCCGCAATTAACAGCTTTGCGCCTGCAACCGGTGACTCAATACTGGCTTTTTCAACAAGACAAGCGGCAGTACTTTCGGAAAAAGTTCGCATTAACGCATCAGGCGATGTAGGTATTGGAACAAGTTCGCCTGATAGCAAACTTCATATCACAGGTAATACTACTAGTATTGTTGCAATAAAGATTACTAACAACAATGCAACTGGCGTAGATAAATATATCAATATGTTTGCTGGAGGAAATAACACAATTGTTTATCCTGCCGCTTGGAATAACTCTGGAGTTATTGAATCTGCCGTTGGAGATAATTTTGTTTTAAGTGCGTACAACGGAACAATGTTATTTTATACAGGCACAAGTAGAACAGAACGGTTTCGCATTGGTTCATCAGGTGAACTTGGTATTGGCGGTGCAACATACGGCACATCAGGCCAAGTATTAACATCTGGCGGTGCTAACGCAGCGCCTACATGGGCAAACACATCTTCGAGTGGTGGTTCTGGCGGCACCGGCGGAAATTTATATCTAGCAGTCAATTTTGGAGGATTTTAAACATGGCAGTTACAGCAACACCAGTATTTACACAGACCCCTGATGTAGGGGCAAACAATGCCGTCATTCAGACGGCAATGACCAACACAAAGGCTTTTGACGGTACTGAAGCCACTGGCCAATCAATGGCACTTGTCTTTACTGGAGGCCCTAATGGTTCTCGTATTGACCAAGTGATGTGTCGTTTGGCTTCAACGAATGGAGCTACAGCTTCTGGTACATCAGCGGCTACTGTGGTTCGTTTCTGGATCAATAACGGTTCAGTCAACACTACAGCTAATAATAACATCTTCTTGGGTGAGGTTGCAATTCCTGCAACTGCTGTTACCGCTTTGGGAACAACTGCGCTAACCACTTACCCCTTGACCTTACCTTTGAATGGTTTAAACATCCCTACTTCTTACCGCATCTATGGTGGTTTGACTGTAGCGGCTGGCGGTACAAACGTGGGTATCGCTTTATCTGCATTCGGCGGAGACTACTAAGTTGCCTCAGTCCCTTCAGCTTACGGCCTTTAACTATGTCGTTAATGAATTGGCTGTTGATATCCAGACGTTCACCTCGTCTGGTAAATGGATAAAGCCACCTCAAGCCAACATAGTACGTATCTGTGTGTGGGGCGGAGGTGGTGGCGGAGGTGGAGGTTTTTCTGGTTCAGCATCTACTTCTACTAGCGCAACTGGTGGTGGTGGTGGGGCTAGAGCAAGTTTAACTTTCCCTGCCGCGTGTTTACCCACACAAATCAATGTGACTGTTGGCGCTGGAGGAAATGGCGGAGCGGCTGGCGCAACTGGTATTGCTGGTGGAGCTTCATATTTTGGCCTTTCTACGGCTAATAACTTTTATCTTGTGGCTTTTGGTGGTGGGGCTGGTGGGGCTGGTATTACAGGTACAGCTACTACGATAAGCGGTGGGAGTGGTGGAGGTACTGGCAGTACTGGTAACACGGCCTCAACGACTTTTGCTACTGGTGGGCTTCCATCTTCCCAATACTGGAGCGGAACATGTAATCCAAATGCAATAGGCGGTGGCGGTGGTGGCGCTCAAGGCTCTACTGTTGTATCAGGCACTTCAGGTTCTGCTGAATGGGGCGGCGGTGCTGGCGGTAGAGGCGGAGAAGCCGCATCAACTTGCTACCGAGGTGGCGGCGGTTCAGTTTTTGGCGGCGGTGGTGGTGGCTCTGGTGGATCAATTGTTACTACTTTTAGACGCGGTACTGGCGGAGGAACTTCAGCTTATATAGGAAATCAATGTCTAAACCCTACCAATACTGCTGGCGTTAATGGCCCTGATGGATATACACAAACATCTGGTAGCGGAAGTGGCGGCTTTGGTGGAAATAGTGCAACAGCCGCTTCTGCTGTTGGTGGTGCTGGTGGTAATGGTGGATTACCTGCTGGTGGCGGTGGTGGTGGTGGAAACTCTGATGCTGGAACTGGTGGCTCTGGCGGTATAGGCGGCAACGGTATGGTTCGTGTTTATTCTTGGTAATCAGCTATGACAATTACTAATCAACAAACAGCATTTAATTATCAAGTCACTGGCACTGATGCCAATGTACAAACATTTACGTCTTCTGGTATTTGGAACAAACCACCCAACATCAAACTAATCCGTGTATGTGTTTGGGGTGGAGGCGGTGGTGGTGGCGGCGGCAATAAAATTAATATTGCTTGTAATGCCGCTGGCGCTGGAGGCGGAGGCGGCGCTAGAGTTAGTAATTATTTCCAAGCCGCTTGTATACCCTTGCAGGTACAAGTAACCGTGGGTGCTGGCGGCGCTGGTGGTGCTGGTGGTACTAGTGTGCTTGGTTGCAATGGAAGTGTTGGTGGCACTACTACTTTTGGAACTTATTTATCTGCCTATGGTGGAGGCGGTGGGGCTGGTGGTAATTGTAGTGTCGAATATAGCGGTGGTTCTGGAGGTGGAGGCAGCGGCGCAGGAGGTCTTTCTTCAACTACCGTTCGCAATGGTGGTCTTCCAAGCAGTACATTTTTTGGCGGCTCTACTGGGACTGACAACATGGGAACTGGCGGGGGCGCGGGTACCACAGGTTGCACTGGCAATGCCGAGTGGGGCGGCGCTGGAGGCGGTGGTTCTGTTTTTGCAAATACTGGCAGAAGAGGTAAAAGTTCTATTTATGGCGGTGCTGGTGGCGGCGGTGGCGGTGCTAGTGCTGGCGGTTCAGGCAATAATGGCGCGGATGGAGGAAGTAACGGTTATTTTAGAGGTGGTGGTCCAACCGGTAACGGTACTGCCGGTGTAACAGGCGGTGCTGGCAATAGTGGTACCACAACTGCAAGCGGCTCTGGCTCTGGTGGTAGTGGTGGTGGCGGCGGCTCTACTGGTAACGGCGGCGCTGGTGGTGCTGGAGGGTTCCCTGCTGGAGGTGGTGGTGGCGCTGGAAATTCTCAAACTGGCACTAGAGGCGGTGCTGGCGGTGCTGGTGGTGCGGGTCTTGTAAAAGTTTATTCTTGGTAAAAGGAAAAAAAATGAAACGATATGCAATTATTGATTCCAATGGTCTTGTAGACAACATCATCCTGTGGGACGAGGCGGCTCAATGGTCGCCACCAGAAGGCATGACGATGGTCAAAGTTGAAGACATTCTGTGCAGTATTGGCTGGAAGTACGAGAACGAAGTCTTTACTGACCCGAATCCGCCACCTGAGCCTGTAACGGAGCCAACCCCTGACACACCTGCCGAATAAAGTCGGAGAACACCATGCTGTCAAACCAACAAACATCTTTTAATTACAAAGTTTCAGAGCCAACAAGTAATGTCCAAAAGTTCACATCGTCTGGAACTTGGGTGAAACCTGTTGGTGTTACTTTTATTCAAGTGTGCTTATGGAGCGGCGGTGGCGGTGGTTCTAGTGGTGCTAGGGGAACTAGTAATAAAGCGGGTTCAGGCGGAGGCGGAGGTGCTAGAAATAGTCAAATTTTTATAGCGGCGTGTGTGACTTGCAGAGTTACGGTAACTGTTGGTGCTGGCGGTACTGGTGGCAACCAAAAGACATGCAACGGAACAGGACTCTCAGGAACTGTTGGTGGCAATACAACTTTTGGTATCTATTTAACTTCTTTTGGAGGAACCCAAGGGGAAAACAATGTAGGTGGTGGAGGTGGCGGTACTGGTGGTGGTGGAGGACTTCCATCATCTGGAAACTTTGGCGGTACAACTGAACCAAACAATGTTAGGGGTGGTGGAGCGAAGGCGGCAAATATTGGAAAAAGTTCAGAGTTTGGTGGTGGTTCTGGGTCATCTACTACAAGCAACTCCGTGATTGGCAATATTGGCGGTGGTTCTTTATACGGCGGCGCTGGAGGCGGGGGTGGAGGCGGGGTTAACGCTTGTGACATAGGTCTTGCTGGGGGTGCTGGGGGGTCTAACACGTATGGTGCTGGCGGTGGTGGCGCTGGTGGCACTGTTGGCACTGCTGGTACTGCTGGTACACAATCACTAAATTTAAGTGGCACTGGTGGTGGTGGTGGAGGTGGATGTGGTTTTAATGGTGCGGCAGGCGGCGCAGGCGGCGTATTTGGTGGTGGTGGTGGTGGTGGTGGTGTATCAAAATGTGGAGTTTCAGGTAGAGGTGGAGCTGGCGGTGCAGGCGGTGCCATAATCTATTCTTGGTAATAACAAGGAGAAAACCATGTGCGATGCAACTAGTGAAACCCTCCAGCAAGACACTCTAAATAATGAAGAAGGAAAAAAATCATGAACGATGCAAACGAAACCCCCCAACAAGATACTCTTAACGCAAACATCTACTTTCCAACAGTCGTATACACCATTGAAAAACCTGAGTTTCTTGAAGCTGTAAACAAGGTTGCTGAAGAAGCGCTTGTAGAGTCCAGAAAGAACGCACCACTCAACGAAATTTATCCTGTCCACATGACGGGTAACTTGTTTGACAAATCCGAAATTCTTCCGTTTCAATATTACGTTGGTGACACAGCCGCTAACATCTTGCGTGAGCAAGGTTATAATATCGATGGCTTTGACACTTACTTCTCAGAGATGTGGTGTCAAGAACACTTTAAACACTCAGCTATGGATCAACACGTTCATGGCGCTGGCTCACAGATCGTAGGCTTTTACTTCTTAGAAGCACCAGAAGACTGCTCACACGTTGTGTTCCATGATCCCCGCGCTGGTAAGCCATTGATCTCATGGGCAGAAACTGATATGTCTCAAGCAACGGCGGCAAGCAACATGATTAACTTCACGCCTAAACCCGGCCTGTTGATATTTACAAACGCTTGGTTGCCACATAGTTTTACCCGTAATGCTTCTGAAAAGCCAATCAAGTTCATTCACTTTAACTTAGGCCTGCGACCTGGGGCCCCAGTGTTTAATGTTGCACCAGCCGCTGAGATTGTATGAACACCTATCAAATACGTTTTAATAAATCAAGAGGTCAAGCTGGTCGCGGCTCAATGGACCATGTTTGGCGGGTGTTTGAAAACGGCAAAGAGTTTTTGTTTAAGAACTTAGACATTACAGTTCCAATCAAAAGTGAAAAAGATGTCAACGGAGTAGATTACAACATCACTTGCCAAGGTTACATGACAATGGATCGAGACACCTCTACAGCAGTCATCACATCCACGGTCAAGGAACTAGAGCCAGCATGATATGTGATTGAGCTGAACAGCCACAACACATACACCATAATCCAAACTCCCAGTTTGACTAAATAGGTAATCAAATTGGGAGTTAAACTTGGCTGCATTTTCAGAATTAAACTTAGAGCAGTATGCTAATTTCTCTACTACAGTCAACGTAGAAGACTCTAGTGGCACAGCAATCAACCTATCCGGTTATTCGGCTGCATCTCAAATAAGAAAATCTTATTACTCAACAACTGCAACTAATTTCACCGCATCTATAACTGGTGTTGCAAACGGTGAGGTTACTATTTCTATGACGGCTGCTAATACAGCTAATATGTCTGCTGGCCGATATCTTTACGACCTCGTTATTACTTCTCCCACTTCAATTAAAACAAGGGTGATTGAAGGTATTGTTGTTGTGTTGCCTGGAGTAACGCAGTCATAATGGCAATCACAGCTAAAATCAATGTTACAACTGGTATTGGTCGAGCAACTATTACTCAACCAAATAGGTCCACTATTGTCGCACAGAATTTTGCACCAAAACCAAATGTTAGTTTATCTCAACTTACTGATATATCAGTAGTTGGCGTTCAAAACAAACGTCTGCTGGTGCTTCTATTAATGACGCATTGACTTTTTCAATTATTTTAGGATAAAATATGGCAAAACCAACCACAAGAGCTGAGTTTAAGACTTACTGTCTACGTAGACTAGGTTTTCCTGTCATCGAGATTAATGTTGATGATGACCAAGTTGATGATCGTATTGATGATGCACTTGCATTCTTTAATGATTACCACTATGATGGTACAGAAAAGATTTTTATGAAGCACCGTATTACTCAGGAAGATATTGATCGCCGTTGGATCCATTGTCCAGATGCGGTTACTTTTGTGACCAATGTATTTCCTTTTGATGATTCTAATTCATCAATCAATATGTTTGACTTGCGCTATCAATTACGCTTGCACGATTTATATGACTTTACATCGGTGTCATATGTGTCATATGAGATGACAATGCAACATATTCAAACATTGAACTTGTTGTTTTCTGGTAAACCACAATTTAGATTTAACCGCCACCAAAACAAATTGTTTTTAGACATTGATTGGTCAAGTGACCGTGAGGTTGGTGAATATGTAATTGTTGAGTGTTACCGCCAGTTACGACCAGATTCAGCCACATTAACTGGTACAGTTACTTGTACCAATACATCCACTACTGTGACCGGTACTGGTACAATATTTGACCAAGAAATTTTAGAAAACGATGTGCTTGTTATTGGCGGCGAAGAAAAACAAGTCAAACACATCTTATCACCAACAGAATTAACTCTGTATAGTCCGGTTTCATCCAACAAAACATCTGTGTCACTAGTTAAGACTGGTTTATCTGATGTTTGGAATGATAGATTCTTAAAGAAATATGCTACGGCTAAAATCAAATATCAATGGGGCAGCAACCTAAGTAAGTTTGCTGGCATACAAATGCCTGGTGGTGTTACACTTGATGGAGTAAGAATTATGCAAGAAGCACAAGCCGAATTAGATAAAATTGAAGAAGAAATGTACACAATGAGTAGTTTGCCAAGTGAGATTTTGACTGGTTAATAATGGCAACAAATGTTTATTTTAATCCATTTCCACTCAATCAGATAACTTCTGAGCAACTGCTCGTTGAAGATTTATTGATTGAAGCCTTAAAAATTTATGGCATGGATGTATTTTACCTCCCTAGGTCTAGTGGAGATGTAGTAGATTATATCTATGGTGAAGATTCGAATAAACAATATACTTCTGCATATCCAATTGAGTTGTATTTGGAAAATGTTACCGGCATGGACGGTGAACAAGATTTCATTTCTAAATTTGGTTTAGAAATTCGTGATGAAATAACATTATTAGTCTCTCGTAGAAGGTTTGCTTCAACAGTACCACAGAAAAGACCAAATGAAGGTGATTTGATATATGTACCTTTGATACAAAACTTCTTTGAAATTACTTTTGTAGAACATGAAAATGATCAAGCAATGTTCTATACATTAGGCCGTGGTCGTGGTGCCAATGTCTATGTGTATGCATTAAAACTTAAACAGCTTGTGTTCTCCAACGAATTAATATCCACAGGTATTACAGAAATTGATGACCAAATTAGAGATGCATATCCAAGAACACGCATTACTTTAACAAGTGGTAATGGTACTTTTGTAAATGATGAAATTGTTTATCAAGGCAATAGTTTGGCCAATGCAACTGCACAAGCTACCGTTTATACCTTTGTTAAAAATACACACATTGATATAATTCGCACACAAGGAACATTTGTATCCGGTAATGTACGAGGCAATACAAGTTCTGCAAACTGGATTATTAGCACTATTTCTGATACAGTCACCATGAATACTGCCTTTGAAGACATTGTTGATAACGCTAGAATTGAGGCAGAGGCCGATGGCATTATGGACTGGACAGAAACAAACCCATTTGGTACTGATTAAATATGCTAGGTCAACCACACTTTTACAACAGAACCATTCGCAAGATAGTGGTGGCGTTTGGTTCTATGTTTAATGATATTCAAGTTGTTCGTTACAACAAAGATGTTAATATTCCTGGTCAAATCTTTAAAGTGCCGTTGTCATACGGACCAAAAGAAAAATACCTAACTCGTATTACCAGTGATCCCGATTTAACAAAATCTATTCAAACAATTGTACCTAGAATTTCTTTTGAAATGACAGGCATGTCATATGACCCTAGTAGAAAAAAAATGTCTACTATTCAAAACTTTGGCCTAGATTCAAATAATAGTTTAGTAACACAATTTGCACCTGTACCGTATGACTTTGATTTTTCAT